GCCGAAGTGGAAAATATGATCATGCAACTCTTGCCACTCAGGTCCATGACTATTGATACCAACAGCACACTCTGATACCAGTGGATTCATCTGCAAGATACGCAAGATAGGTAGATAGTACTTACGCACTAAATAAGTCAAAGCAATGGGATTTCCAAAGAATATCCTACACTTTTCCTTACTCAAAATCTCATCTTTCTTACATGCTTTTGCAATCGTATTGGCTCTCTCACCCCTACGATATAAATCCTCACATCTTCTAATCTCGTCAGAAATTTCTGGCACAAATTTCCGATTATTGGGTTTTTCTATAGTCGGTTCCAATTCCACTATATATGGGCGTTTCGGTCCTTTAAGTGGATACCCAATCGATGTGTCGAGCTTGATAGCATCTATAAACTTCTCCCCTGGCTTACCACACAAATTTATGTCGTCAGCCAGGGGAGATGCTCTGCACCATAAACGGTGACGTGCAAGTTCCACAACTCTAAATTTATAGTCAACAATGGCTTTCTGTAAAATAACATGTGAAAACTCACTAGCAGGTAAAGACATATTTGCTAAACAAGTTTGCCAGCCATACCAGTCAGGTTTAAATTTAGGGGCGCACCAAATATTGGGTTGACCCATAACGTCTGTAACAGCCTCACTTATTGGTGTGACTCTCACGCTGGATATGTTTGTGGTTTTGCCTAAGCAGCCCCCATGATAGGAAATTTGCGCACCATGAGGCATGAAATTCAATGGACTTTTCATGTGCAGTTTATTATCGTTCGTCTGTATAACGGATAGGACTTTATGTTCAAACTCACTAGCACTTCCTGACAACACAACACCATCTATCTTACGGAGATGTTCGCGCGCTGCTAATAATTGTTTGCGCAAAAGCGTTCCATAACATCCCATTGGTGTTCCGCTTCTTCCTCCGAGATGAAATCCTGTAATGGAAGAGCCCTTGCCCTGAGATATCATGGTTGCTCCACACATACCTTGAAAAGTGTTAATGGATAGTCCAAGATACTCACCACCCATAAAATTACAAATGGAGTTGGTGGTCATTTTGGTCTGTGCCTTTCCCTGTGAATGAAGAACATTGCCAGCTTTGGCTCTCCACAGCATGTGAAAATGATGGTCAGGCGGATAATCAACTGGAAACCACTCTATAAGGTTCTTGAAAGAGCCACCTCGTGGTGTGTAACACAACATTAGCTCAGTTTCAGGTATACGATAGCTCATAGTCTTAGACAATTTGGTAGAGAATTGACCACCGGCACATTCAGGATCTTCACGCCGGAAAACAACGTCAACTTCATCAGTCTCAAAGTAATGCGACGGTAACAACACTAAATTCGAATCAACAAAAAGCGCGTTAACCATTAAATTGCGACAATTAGTAGAAACTGTTCCATAGCGTAAATTCTTCTCCACCAATTTTTCTAAAACATCAGCAGAGGTGGTCATGGATGTTGGAGTAGACTGCAACGGCCGTTTAACCACCGGGACCCAAGGACAATCAGTCTTATCGCGTTTATCAATCTCCTCTTGCGATTCGGGCTCCAAATTGCTGTGTTGCTGCATGGATCGCCAACGCTTATATAATTTGGACAAAGTGTACAACAAGCTAATAATGCCAGCAGCTTTAAGTACATTTTTGCCCGTGGTATCACGCCACTGTGCACAAATGGGAGAAATAGTATTTCTATCTAACAATTCCTCCCTGTATCTACGTTCAATAATGGTACCCATGAATTTCTGACGTGTAAAACAAAGTCCAAAGATGCTAAACCCAAGCGACGCATTCAATGTCAAATCCTGAGTACCAAAATGTCTCAAACTTTGACCAAAAGCCAAGAGGCCTAATGACCAAGTGCCAACACTATACAACGCATAACGCTTCTTCAAGCGTGGGTAATCAGCAACCATCATAAACTTTTGAACATACCTATTGCGCAACCACGGAGTTGGCACCAAAGTCAACCAATCAAAATGACGAGAAAAAAGCTTAGCACTAGTTAACAAAACACCAGTGGCACAGGCTTCGGCGCCAGGGACAAATCCCTTAGATTCTCGAAAAAAGGCTCCAGAAACTATATTTGTAGCTTCACCAATGCCATCATACAAGTCGTCACCAAAATGCGGCGTTAGATGGTCATGAGCATCGCAATACCCTTTAATGTGGATACAACCACTAGCTGGACAACGCTCAATGCCATCACTAAGATGCTTCATCCTTTCAACAATTTTTGCTTGCTGCGAACGATGCAAGTGAAAATTCTCAATTAAAAACTGCACCACTAGACGAAATGGCGCATTTTTAAGTGGAACACCTCTGTAGTTAAGCACTTGATACAAAGCAGGTGAATCTAAACGTTGAGGTTTGACAGCTCTCTCAACAGTCAAGCTCCAAATATCATCAAAAACGGGTTCGTGATCCAACGTTGCATAATAATCATGGATCTTCTCAGAATCTATACCCTGAGGCATACCATTCTCAATGCGTTGAAATTGTGGATGTGCGGTAACTGAAATGACAAAATGCATCCTACGCTGCAC